AGATTTTACCATATTTTCAACCATCATATAATCTTTCAGTAGAACTGGTCGAATCAATTAAAGAAAAAAGAGATATTCCAGTTGTCTTAGAAAATATTACAATGCAAGATGATTATGAAGGAGATTTTACTTCCAGGAGAGTTCTTCTTTATACTTTAAGATTTACTGCAAAAACATATCTGTTTGGTCCAGCAACAAGTGGAACCAAAGATATCATCAAAAGAGCATCTGTCAGTTATCTTACTGGCACAGATATTGCAAATACAACCAGAGAAGTTACATATACAGCTACTCCAAGAGCAACTAAAAATTATACTGGTGATGTAACAACAACTCTTGCTGCAGATATCACAAAAACACTTAAGACATTTGAGGTTGAAGATGCAAGTGGTTTAACTGCTAAATCTTACGTCAATATTGAAGATGAGCAAATATTCATTAAGTCGATAACCGATAATAAACTAACAGTTCTGCGAGCACAAACCGGAACTACTGCATCTGAACACTTAAGAGGAGCACCAATTCATATTATTGATGCTGCTGATAATGCATTGATTGAAGAAGGTGATGATTTTGGATTTAGTGGTAGCATAGTATGACAAGTAAATTTGACAGTTTAAATGAAGAGTTTGATGTAGTTGATGACATTGTTCAACCTGAGGTTGTCAATAATAAAATTGACAAAGTTAAATCTTCAATAGATGATGTTAGAAAAGACTATGACTACACGCGAGGTAATCTTTACAGTATAATTGAAAAGGGTCAGGAAGCAATAAATGGCATTCTTGAATTAGCACAAGAAAGTGAAATGCCCAGAGCATATGAAGTTGCTGGACAACTAATTAAAAATGTAGCAGATGCCACTGATAAATTGATGGATCTTCAGAAAAAACTAAAAGACGTTGAAGAAGAAAAACAATCAGGACCATCTAATGTCACCAATGCATTATTCGTGGGATCAACTGCAGAATTAGCGAAACTTCTGAAAGATCAAAGTAAAAAATGACATCAGACTTAAAAGATTTTTTCTCACTCATAGGTAAAGCAAAGAAAGAGAAGGAAGATGAGTTCCAATCTCTAGTGGGAGATCTTGACATTGATTCAATGTTTAATCAAGTCAAAGTATCTGTAGCGGAGGAAAAGAAGAAAAAACAAAAAGAAGAACGTCAAGTAAAGGCGCTTGAGTCTTGGTTATTTGCGGAGCCAAAAGAAGAAGAAATAATCATTGAGAAGAAACAAGATGATTATGAAGAACTAAAGAAAGAAATTGGCAGTAAAAAGAAACCAAGTAAACCAGCAGTTGAGGAAATAAAAGAAGAAGAAATAGAAGAGGAAATAGAAGAAGACACGATTGATCACGCTCTTAAAATTTTAGATACAATAAAATCTAAAGAAGAAGTTAGAGAACAAACTGATGATCCAGAAATATTAAAGATAAGAAGAGAGTTAGAATATCTCAAAAACCTTGTTAATATGCAAGGTGGTGGTGGTGAAGTTCGTCTTGAGTTTCTTGATGATATTGATAGAGATACGGCACTAGTAAATGGAAAGTATCTTCAATATAACTCATCAACTAAAAAATTCGTAGGTGCTGATGCTTCTGGTGGAGGAGGTGGTGGTGATTCTGATTATGCATCCGTAGCAGGTATTGCAACCTTTGCAACGACTGCAGGAGTTTCTACAAACGCTCAGGGACTAACTGGAACACCAACCATTGCTGTAACAAATATTACAGGTGTTGCTGCTACTTTCACAGGCAATGTTTCAATTGCAGGAACACTTACCTATGATGACGTTACAAATATAGATTCTGTTGGAATAGTCACTGCAAGAAGTGGTGTTTATTTTGGAAGTCCTGTAGTATCTGCCATTGAATCAAACTCTGCAACTACAACTACTACATCTCAAACAAGTATAGATAGTTTCAGTGCATCCGAATATAGATCTGCAAAATATCAAGTTCAAGTAACTCAAGGAAGTTCCTATCAAGTTACTGAAATTAGTATTGTACATGATGGATCCGATTCATATGGAACAGAATATGCGACAATAAAAACCGGATCTTCTTTAGCATCTTTTAGCACAGACATATCTGAAGGAAACGTTAGGTTATTAGCAACACCAGCATCAAGTTCATCTACAGTTTTCAAATTTACTAAAACATCCATAGTAGTATAATGAAGACCCTAAAAGAATTTTTAAAAGAATCTTCTATGACTGTTGGAAACAATGGTTATACTCAAAGTGGAAATTCTTCATCTGCTGCTGGATTTGATAAATTTCTTTTTCCATCTGATATGGATGATTTAACTCAGGACTATCAAACTCCTGGAGAGTCTGGTCAAGCAAAATGGAGATTCTCTGATGTATATCCTGTTTTGAAATTATCTTTAAATAAATCAAGTGATGGTCCATCAATTGATGCAATGATTGATGCATCAAAAATGTTTGTTGATCGAATGGATAATCCACAAGAAAGAATGAAAAAAACCTTTAAGCAATTTAGAGAATCTTGGTCTAATAAATATAAAAAGAGTATTGACTGCTCCAATCCAAAAGGATTCTCACAAAAGGCACATTGTGCCGGTCGTAAAAAAAGAGCAAAATGAGTAACCCTCGCATTCCAAGAAAACCTGGGCAGCCAGCAAATTCCAAAAAACACTCTGACCTTTATACGGATGAAAATCCAAAGGGAACGATTCATGGTCTTGGATTCAAAGATGTTGCAACCGCTAAAGCATCTGTTTCTAAAATTCGCAATTCATCAAGATCTCATGCTCACAAAATCCAGGCAGCAGTTGCTATGGAACAAAGAGCAAGAGAAATGGGCAAGACTTCAGAAGCAGCGGTTTATAGAAAGTTCATTAACTCCATGAAGAAAAAGACTAAAGAGATGAACGAAGAGAAAAAGAACGGTCGCTGTCCAGAAGGACAGTATTACTGCTATACTGATGAAAAATGTAAACCCATCCCAAAGGGTTATAAAATGGTAGGCCGTGCTGGATACCTTCGCAAAGAAAATGGACACTCTGTAGACGAACCAAAAAATGGTAATGTTTCTAATGGTAATGGTAATGGCAATGGTAGTAATGGCAATGGGAGTGGCAATGGTGGATCCTCCTCGGGAATAAGTGAGGAAGGTCTCCGCGATTGGTTTGGTAAGTCTAAGTCAAAAGATGGTAAGAAAGGTTGGGTGCAAGTTGTATCCGGTAAACCTTGTGCTCGTCAACCAGGACAGAAGTCAACACCAAAATGTGTGTCTTCTGCAAAAAGAGCAAGTATGAGTAAGTCTGAAAGAGAATCTGCTCAAAGAAGAAAGAGAGCTGCTGATCCAGGTCAACCACAAAAGACTGGAGCAGCAAAACCAACATACGTTTCAACTGACAAACCCAAGAAAACAATGAAAGAAGAAATGAAAAAGAACGTCAAGGGTATTGCTAAGGAATTAGACAAAGCAGTTGAAATGCATAAGAGTCAAGCTAAACGCTTGAGAAAAGCAGGTATTAGTGAAAAATTCGTCACTTTACCACTTAACATTGAAATCCCTAATAACATTAGAGATTTTAACTTAGGTCTTATGTTCCGTGAAAGTTTAGATATTAACAGCGGAATGCTTTTCATCTTTGATGAAGTAGCAGAACAGTCTTTCCATATGACTGAAACAAGAATTCCTCTTGATATTGCTTTTATCAGAGCGAATGGCATAATTGAAAGTATTAAAGAATTAGAACCCTACGATAAAAATCCAGTTGCTTCAGATGGAGAAGTTATCTGTGCATTGGAAGTAAATCGTGGATGGTTCGCAGAGAATAATGTAGAAGTGGGTGATGAGATTGAGATTGAAGAAGGCAAGAAAGATGCTTGCTATCACAAAGTCAAGTCACGTTATTCAGTTTGGCCAAGTGCATATGCGTCAGGAGCACTAGTCAAGTGTAGAAAAGTTGGCGCTGCCAACTGGGGGAACAAAACCAAGAAAGAAGAATTTGAAAATTGGAAAGATAACTACAGACCTCTTGAAATAGAAACGGAAGATCTTATCACACCAGATCCACTAAGACCAACGAAAGGAATTGGTAGTGCGATGCTTGATGAGGCAGGTAAGAAATGCTGGAAGGGTTACAAAAAAGCAGGAACTCAGAAACTCTTTGGCAAAACTTATAACCGTTGTGTAAAAGCAGGTGATGAGGTTGTACATGATGGTGAGCAGATTGATGAGAAGAAAGGATGTATGCACAATCACAAAGGCGAAGAGTGCCCTGTGCATGGTATGAAAGAATGCCCTGGTCCGATTGAAGAGGCAGTAAGAATGCCCGCAAGAACTGGGCAAATTATCAATGCTATCTTTAGATTTAGAAGTTCTTCTATTATGTTAAAGATGTTCTTCCCACAAACATCTAAACCAACGAAAGCTGATGTCCAAGATCAGGTATCTAAGGTTTATCCTGGCGCGAAACTATTAACGTATACAGTTTCCGAGTATGAACCAGGACAACCAGTCCTCCAAGTCGCGGAAGGAGCAGCCTGGACAAAAAAGTCCGGTAAGTCCGCCTCGGGCGGGCTTAACGAAAAAGGAAGGAAGTCTTACGAAAGAGAAAATCCGGGATCTGACCTCAAGGCACCAAGCAAGAAGGTTGGAAATCCCCGTAGGAAATCCTTCTGCGCTAGAATGAAAGGGATGAAGAAGAAATTGACCTCTTCTAAAACTGCTAATGATCCAGATAGCAGAATTAATAAATCTCTTAGAAAGTGGAATTGCTGAGTGACTTATGTCTGATAATGGTGTATATCTTGGTAATCCCAATCTAAAGAAAACTAATGTCCAAGTTGAATGGACAGAAGAAAGGGTCCGTGAATTTTTAAGGTGTAAGGAAGATCCTGTATACTTTGCAAATAACTATGTTAAAATTATTTCTCTTGATGAGGGTTTAACTCAATTCCATCCATATCATTTTCAAGAAAAATTAATCAACAATTTTCACAACAACAGATTCAATATCTGTAAGATGCCACGTCAGACTGGTAAGTCTACTACTGTGGTATCGTATCTTTTGCATTATGCAGTTTTCAACGATAGTGTTAATATTGGTATCTTGGCAAACAAGGCAGCAACCGCAAGGGAACTTCTTGGAAGATTACAAACTGCATATGAAAACTTACCTAAATGGATGCAGCAGGGTATTATAGCATGGAACAAAGGATCTCTGGAGTTAGAAAATGGCAGTAAAATTTTGGCAGCATCTACGTCTGCAAGTGCTGTCCGAGGTATGTCGTTCAACATCCTCTTTCTCGACGAGTTCGCATTCGTCCCGAACCACGTTGCTGACTCGTTCTTTGCCTCTGTTTATCCTACTATTACTTCTGGTCAAAACACCAAGGTAATTATTGTATCAACTCCTCACGGTATGAATCACTTCTACCGTTTGTGGCATGATGCAGAAAAAGGAAAGAATGATTACGTTCCTACAGATGTTCACTGGTCAGAAGTTCCAGGAAGGGATGAGAAGTGGAAAAAAACCACTATTAAAAATACTTCAGAAGCACAGTTCAAAGTTGAGTTTGAATGTGAGTTCCTTGGATCCGTTGATACTTTAATTGCTCCAAGCAAGTTGAGGACAATGGTCTATGACAATCCATTGCAAAGAAATGCTGGATTGGATGTTTATGAACCACCGCAGGAAAAAAATGATTATGTGATGACTGTTGACGTAGCAAGGGGAGTTGGTGAGGATTACTCGGCTTTCGTTGTTGTAGATATAACGTCTTTCCCACATAAAGTTGTATGTAAGTATAGAAATAATGATATCAAACCGATGTTGTTCCCCAACGTCATATATGAAGTAGCAAAAAATTATAATAGTGC